GTAAAGAACCAAACAAGAGCAGCAATAAGAGCGGCAATAGCAATAACTATTAAGTAAATAGGATTTATTGCCATAACAGCATTGAATGCACCTTGAATTCCAGTGGCGATAGCGGTAACAATATTAGAAGCAACCTGAGCAGCTTTTTGAACACCTAATGCAACTGCCGAAGCTATAATTTGAGCTTTTTGTGCTATCCAAGCACCAATATTTTTTCCTATTTCTATAGTGTTTAAAACAAGTTTTTTAGAAACATCTGCAATAGCACCAGCAGCATTTTTTATATTTCCAATTACATATCTACCAATGTCTTTACCCCAGTTAATCATTGCTGATCCACCAGATTTAATTGCATCGTAGGCTTTTTTACCAAAATCTTTTACAGCATCTTTTGCTTTTATAATTGCATCTTTGGCATACATAAATCTAAGACGTATGCCGTCCATTCCACCACCAGGTTTAAAGAAGTCTATTGTCTTTTTAACCCCACCAATTACATCAGAAATACCTTTAGTAATAGCTTTTACAGCCCCTATAAACACATCTTTAAAAAATCCTACGGCTTTAGCTAAAGCACCAAATGCTAGAATTACTGCAATTATTCTTCCATGAAAGTCTATAAACCCCTTAACGGCTTCATTTTTAAGCAAATCATTAATAAATTTTAAAGCACCTGAAATAGTATCAAAAAATATTTTTGGTGCTTGGCCATCAGCTAATGCTGCTATAAACTTAGATATTTCCACTGCCATAGTTGCAATTGCAGGGCCAGCCTCAGCACCACTTTTAAAGATTTGCCCTACATATGGTGCTGCTTCTTGAAGTTTAGTAAAAGCTAAACCAATATTTGGATCAGCGCCTAGCCCGCTCAGCTGATCAAAAAACTTTCCGATTGTTTCAAAAATAATTTTTGCATTTACTGCTACATCTTGAAAGTATTTTTTAAGTTTCTTTTGACCCTCTGGGCTATTATTTAATGTTGCCCAGCCACCAGTAGCTGTTTTAAGCCAGTCTAAAAGATACTGTCCACCAGAATCTGGACCAAAGTTGGCTTTGACAATAGCACCAAGTCCATCAAATATATTTCCAAAAACTGTACCAAAATCAGAGGCTATGCTTCCAACTCTTTCAAAAAATGCCTTTAAATCAGTATTTTTTAGAAGAGTGTTAAAATCTGTTATTTTTGTAATTAAAAAGTCTAGGAAGTCATTTGCCATTGGGCTGGAAGCATCTAGTACAGTCAAAAAACCATCTAAAAGTCCGGAGAGTAGTGTCCCAACTTTTTCAATAATTTTAGAACTACTATCAAAAAGATTTTTAATTTTTGTAACATTTTCTGCTTTTATTAGCATGTCAGTTATGCTCTGAGCTGCATTTCCAACAGATGTTCCAATTTTTTTAAAGCCATCAACTAGTGTAGGAAGATAAGCTTTATTAATTTTACTTATTTGTGTTTGAAGAATTGGTAAAAATCCTGATGCCGCAGCTTCTTTTAATTTTTTAAGTGTCCCCTGAAGACTCACCATGAAGTTGGCAAACTTAACTTGACTTGGAGTTAGGGTAGCAAATGGATTGTTCTGAGGTCCACGTTTTTGAGCAAGTTTAGCAGCTTTATTTTGCTGCTGAGCTCGTCTATATGCTAGATCGGCTTCCTCGTAGGCAAGCTCCGCCTCCCTACGTGCTCTAGAGTTGGGCGGGAGCTGCTGAGCAGCTAATAGATTATCTCTAGCTTGTTCAAGAGAAAGCCCAGCCCTACGCTCGGAAAGTGCTGCTGCTTCAGCATCAAAAGCAAGTTGCTTAATTTGCTGGCCCATTGCCGCAGCAACGCTTCCATACTGCCTAGTTAGTTGAATACTCTGCTGGATTGCCTGCCCAACTCCACCTAATGCTAATTTGGCTACCCCCATTCCAATTTTTAGGCCCACCATAACATTGCCGAGGGCAGCAACTGCTGGTACTGCCCCTACTGCAGTCCCAGCCAAACCAACTAGCCCACCGATAACCGAAGCAAATGCACCGGCTAATGTACTTATAATTGTTTGTAGGTAGTAGCCTTTTTTAGTTAGGTCTTTAAAAGACTCTCTAGCTGCATCAGCATTAGGGGCTAGACTCTCAAGACCATCTGATATTTTTCCAAAAATATTAGTAGATTGACTTCTATTGAATCCTCTAGAAAAAGATTTACCTAATTTTTGTCCAACTTTGTCGCCAACAGAGTCATCAATACCATTAAAACCCTTTTTAATATCATTAGCTACGCCATCAGTGATGGCGCGAACTACGATATAAGCTTCTCCTACCTGCGGTCCAGCCATTTTATCTACCTAAGAGGGGATTCTGTTATGCTACCAAATTGTAACCCTACTTCTGGGTCAAACTCAGTTGGTGGGATGTAAGGTTTAATTTCATTAGAATCATATGGAGCACTACTAGAGCTTGATCTGCTCTTTTCACCAGACTTGTATTTATATTTTGTACCATAAATAGTTTCGTAAAGTGAAGTTCTAACAGAGTCAACACTCTGAGACTCCTCGGCAGAATGGAATCTCTGGTCATCTTCAAAAAAGAAATGAAGAACGTCCAACATATCAGACAACTCCATTTCTTTCAAATTCAGCCCCGAGACTAAAGCTTTACCATTTATATAAGGCCAGAGATCCAAGGCCCATTCTGTTAGACCTCTGGCTGCGATTCCGGGCGGTTTGATAGTTGCTCTACAATCCAGCCAGTTAGCTCTCCTAGAGTGTCTACAGTGACAACCTTGTCTTTATCCTCTAGTAGTGCATTAAATCGAACAAGGCTTTCATCAGTCAATACTTTAGAGAAAAAGCTATCTACAACTCCAGCTGCTGCAATAGGGTCATCGCTAGATGCACTTTTTACTAGGTCAAGAAGAACTCTTCCCTGGATAGCCTTAACACACTCAAACTTCTCGCCATATAGCTGAAAAGAAATTTCTTCGAGTTTAGATAGATCTGGACCTGAACCAAAATCCTTAAATTTAGACATTTGTATTACTTCCTATGTTTATGTTTGTATGTCATTAAAAAGAGTAGTTATACCCTCTTATATATTCTACCAACTGGTAGAAAACTTGATTTTATTAAATTAAAAAATGTCTTAGCTGGGTACTTAGATATGGGTTAGGTCTAGTTCCAGGATGTTTAACGGCTGGAGTATGGACTAGTACTCTACTTTTACCCCTAAATACTAACTCTCCCCCGGGCTTAGCTGTTATTGTGTGAGCTTTAGTGCCTTCATGGTGGGCATAGGCGTAGTTAACTTTAGATCCTATCCATATATACTGACCCTTAAAATTTCCTAGGTGCTTCATATGTATAGATCTTTTTAGCCTACCAGTGCGTACACCGACCATGGCTTTTGCGCCTTCTACAGCAATTCTTCCACGTCTCTCTAGGTGCACCCAAGGATCACCAGAAGGGGTATTTAAGTATTTACGAAGCTCTTCATCATATAGCTTTAGTTCTTTAAACTTAAATGTATAGCCGCCACCAATTCTACCTCCAGAGGACCGACCAGAAGAGGACTTGCCAGAAGACCTAAACGCCTTAGATGCTTTTTTTAGGGCATAAGTTCCCCAGCTATTATTTAATACAAATAATGGCATTTTATGGAACTGCCATAGTAATGGTCATGGTTGTAGTTTGGAACCCACCTTCGGGTGCTCCGGCTTCTAGGGTTGCGATAACGCCAATACCATATCCAGCATCATCCCATTGATCTAGTAAATTAATAGATTCCATCAGTACCCAGGCATCAATAGCTTGTACCGACGAAGCAAGTTCTATTTTGTCTGGTGCTGGGGGTCTACCATTTTGACTAACAATTGGGGTATTTCTAGAGATAGAAATAGATAATGTAGCACTCCTTGGAACGTGACAACGCTGCGGTTCACCAACCTGAGCGCCAGGGGTACCTAAGTACAACTGTAGAAAGGATACAACAAGTTGTTCGCAGTCGACCGCCGGGGTACCCATGGTCCAATAACAGCGACTAGGAAGTTCTACGTTGTAAGACTGAAATGCAGTCTGTACCCTCTCTAGAACACCCTCCATCATATTCTTTAAATTTAAAGAATCTTCAGAAACGTTTCGAAGATCGTAAATAGCCATTTAGATTACTCCTTTGTTGGAGCAGCGGCCTCTTCTACAACTTCCTCGACAGGGACAACTACTTCCTCAACTGGAGTAGTAACTTCCTCGACTACAACTGATGTAGCTTTTGGAGCCTTAGCCTTTGGAGCTGGAGTAATCTTTTCTGCTACTACGACATCCACTGGTTTTTTACTTCCAAGCATGTCTACAGCACGAAAGTTTGTTTGAGCTGACATTTTTTCCTAACTATATAATTTGATCTGGAGATTTCCAGATGCTATTTCTACTATATTCTCTATACCACTTATTGTTTTAGTGGCAAAGAGAGTCCAGGTTCCTGGATCTACCATACCTAAAGCCGAGAAAGCTTTATCGTATGAAACTGTGAATGATACAACGTTGGAAGTTGTATTTACTGTTATAGCTGATGAATCTAGATCTGTTGTTTTTGCTTCACTATAGCTATAAAGTGTTACTTTTGGCGACCAGCCAGAAGCTGGAAAAAAGTTACTAAGATTTGCAGAAGTACCAGTTGAAGTCCACACAGCCGGGGTTGACTTAACTACTGCTAAGTCATAGCTTACATTTGCGGTAAGAACTGCAGTTTTTGGAGTATAACGTCTAGCACGTGGCTGATCTGGAGAAAATACTTTTGACTTACGACGAGCATTATCTGGGTTTGTAGTCTTAAGAAATAGATCGACTGCATACAATCCAGTACGAAGCTCATCAATGAATTCTTGGTTATCAAGGATTGTATAAGACACACCCTGACGTGAAACAGAGGTCACACGCTGAGGAAGAGCACACTCTTCATCTCCAGACCAAAGTTTGGCAAACTCAGTAGCTAGAGTTTTAGCAGCCATTTTTCCAGCCATTGGAACTGCAGCACCATACTCATAGGTAATTTCTGTATTACAAGGAGTCCAAGGGGTACCAGCAACAATGTGAATAGTTGAGTGATCAACTAGGTAGTAGCTAGAGGGATCTAAAATCTTTCCATTTTTATTTCTAATGGAATGAATTTTAATAACTGGACGACCACGGAGTTTAATACGAGCATCTGGAGACATACCATCAGTCATAAGTTCTGAATACTCATCATAGTCATCAGATGGGATATTGTAAGCGTCTCCACCAAATAAAATAGCTGTTTCTGTTTTTACAGACGGACCCAGTCTGCTGTTACGAAGAGTACAGGTATAACGCTCAGTAACAATAGTGGTTCCTATATATTTGCGACCAGACATTGCCCAGAGTAGGTAGGACGCAGTCTTAGCAGCCTCATCGGCATACTCAGTATTGGCGTAATCGCCGAGTTCTTCTGGTTGAACCCAGTAGTTAACTCCCATGCGTCTCTTCTCCTAAGTAAGAATAAAGCGGCAGGCTGGCATGTTTACACACCAACCATGCCGCTTTCTTCTATTTTACTAGTCGTTCGCCTTGATGATAATGTCGATGTCATTATCTGGGTTATAGCTTATGTTACCAGGAACATTGTAAGTGTCCTGTCCAGTACCACCAGCATATAGAGTGTCAATTGCAGCTGAAGTAACTGCAGTGTAAGAAGGAACTTCGGTGACAGAGTTAACTAGAGTTACGCGGCTGTACTTAGTAAGGTTAGCCGTGACTATAGTAGATCCAACATTTGAAACTGTGTATGTAATAGTGTTGGCAGTTACTGTACCGCTTGCACCAATTGATGAAGTATCGAACTGATCACCAACGTTACTTACTTCAACGAAGTCTCCAGTAACAACACCAGCAAGAGCACCAGTAGTACTTAGAGTAATTGTTGCAGTAGTATTGACAGCAGTAATGGAGGCAACAGTAACTGTAGTAGCACCCTGGATACCAGCCTTAGTGAAGAAGATCTGGTCAGCAGACTTGTCAGTCCAGGTGTAGAAGCCCTTAAGACCGACTGGAGCCCAGTCGGTACGTGCATATGAGTATGGACGCTCAGCAGCAACAGGGAACAACCAACGGCCGTCCAATCCGCTAGCAAAGTTAGGGTTTCCTAGACCATAGCCTTCGAAAGTAGTTGCAAGCATACCGTTTTCAATAACACGGTCACCAGACTGACGGAACTTAGCGAATGGGAATAGCCAGTGGAAGTAAGGAAGGAAGGTAGCCTTCTTACCATTAGCCACTGCGTTAGACCAAACTTCGATAGCAACACCGTTACCAGCTGGGTCATCGCCAACACCTGGAGCAGCCCAACCGATAGACCTTGAAACACCATCGATGTCACGACGAAGCAATAAACCACCAGAGAGCAGAGCTGAAAGTTCAGAGTCTGGCTCACAGATAGCAAGTTCCATGGTGATACGCTTTAGTACGTCTGGAGCCTTGTAAGATACGCAGATAACACCGTTAGCACCCTTTTCGGTGATCTCGTCGCCTTCTTCGTATTCTGG